ACAGTCCAGGCTCATTCGGTGAGCTACTCAGGCGCCGTAGCACTTTTGGTAGCACTCAGGGAGAAGACATGAACATCCATATCCAAGATCAAGATCTGCCCATGCTGCTCAAAATGGTGGAACGCGGCTGGTCCAGCGGCGATCTGGCTGAGTACCTCGAGGCCGATCAAATCGTGTCATGCGAGCGCGTGCTGACTGCCTTGGGGCTTATTGCGACTCAGGATCCTGCGCCAACAGGCCACCCAGGCCAACAGCACCAACCGGCACCATCAAAGGCCTAGTGCGGCGAATGAACTGATCCAGCACCGCTTCCGGCGTTTCACCGCGGGCGGCGGCGCGTTTTTGCAGCAGCTGCTCAAACGTGCTCATCATGGACACCGGAGGCGAGCCCAAGCCTGTCACCGGGCCGGCGCCCAACCACAGCGCAGCTTGTCCTGGGGCCGGTAGCACGCCCATGGCGTCCGACAGCTTCTGGTTCAGTTGCTCGAGTGCTTGGTACTCCGTCTTTGTCGGCGCGCCTTCAAACCAGGTGGCTGGGATCTTGTCCCACTTGATGTTGTTGCTCTTGACGAACTCACGCGGGCTGAATGTCTTGGGGTCCCAGGCGCCATAGGCTTTTTCGTTCCACCAGGACGGCGCCCCTGCTTGCGTGTCTTCCAGGCGCTTTGCCACCCACTCCGGGTCGCGTGAAGCCATGCCCCAGGCGCGGATGTTGTGCTTGTCAACGGTAACCGGCTCCCAGTTGCCCTTGAGGTTCTCGGCAAACGTGAAGCGCTTGGGGTGTTCAATCGGGTCCAAACCGCCGCCGGCCAGGATCTCATTGGCGTTTCGGTTGTGGAGGTTTTGCGCCTTGTGACCGTAGCCTGACCCGATGGGAGGGATCGGCACCGGCTGGCCGTTTGCGCCGTTGACGTAGTAGTAGGAGGCGATGCGTGCGTTGGCGTCGGTCTTGGCGCCCGCGGATGTAGCGGCCATCAGGTCGATGTACTGGTTGAAGGCCTTGTTGCCGCCAGCCTCGCCCAGCTTTTCCACAAACTTCAGCCGCAGCGGGTCCATGTTGTACCAGGCCAGGCCGTCAGTGGTCATGCCCTCTGACATCCACTCGCCGGCCTGGTTGAAGGCCCGCTTGTTGTTCTGCAGGCGCTCGATTCGGTCTGGCACACCTCGTGGAGGCGTGTAGCGCGTGAGCGCCGCCTGCGCAACCTTGGGCGTGTCGGTCAGGTTGCTGAGATCAAAGACAGGCTTTGCCGCCCTCCCCGGCTTGGCAATAGGCGCCACAGCCAGCGCCCCCAGGCCCATGCCCAGCAGACCACCGCCCACATCACCGCCCGCCGCTCGAGCAGCGCCCTGGCCAGCCTGCAGGCCGCCTTCCTGGGCGCCAAACGCCAAGCCTGCCGGCGTGACGTCCAGCAGGCCCATGCCGGCCACAGCGCCCTGGCCGCCGCCCGTGACCTTCTGCGCCATCTTCATGGCGTCGTAGGCGCTCATGCCAAACCTGGACATGAGCATGTCCTGCAGCCCGCTGGCGGCGCGCTCGCGCCAGGTGGGTTCGTATGCCTTCAGTTGATCCATCACCCCTCCAACAACGCCGCCTCAGCGGCTCGACGTTTGACCAATCCCGGCAGCACTCGGCCGCCACCGCGCACCCACTTCATCAGCTCCGCGCGCGCTCCGGGCACGTCGTCGGCGTTGATGCGCTTGCGCAGGGTGCTGCCCGCCAGGGCGCCCGTGCCGCAGTTGAAGGCGAAGTCCAGCACCGCCCCCGTGGCTGTGGCTCCCCAATCCGCCAGGCCGGGGCACAGGCGCTGCACCTTGGGCAGGCACTGCAGCAGCTCGTGCTCCAGCAGCTCCAGGGCGCGCTCCTTGGTGACGGGCGGATCTTTCAGGCTCACCCGCGTGCCGTCCTCGTAGAACGTGCTGCCCACGCCGATGGTGGGCACCGCCGCCGGGCACAGGTAGGGCTTGAGGTACAGGCCCTCAAACACCAGGCACAGCCCGCGGGCGGTCTGGATGGCGCTCATTTGTTGCGCTTGCCCAGCGAGCGGTCAGCGAAGAAGAACCCCAGCACGGTGCCGGCCAGGGTGACGTCCCACTCGTCCATCTTCCAGTTCTGCGAGGCGAGCTTCAGGCACCACAGCACCAAGGCGATGGTGGCCGCCGACGGGCGGATGATGCCGTTCCAGATGTCCACCACCGCCCAGCCGGTGGGCTTGAAGGCCGACTCCATCACCTTGGCAAAGGCCCCCGCTTCGGCGGTGGCCACATCGGCCTCGGCCTTGGCCGCCACCATCTGGATGCCCAGCTCGTGCTGCAGCGTGAGCGCGGCCTGCATGCGCTGGTGCGCCAGGTCGTCCAGCTCACCCTGCAGGCGCAGGCGCTCGATCTCGTGGGCGTGGTCCTGCTTCTTGTTGACCCAGGACGAGACTTCGCCCCAGACCATGCGGAAGACCGAGCCGCCGAGGAAGGAGAACAGGGCTTCGATCATTTGACCCACCTGGAGCCGAACTGCACCAGCGTGAACAGCACCGCCGCGGCCGCCCACACGCCGATGCCGCGGTTGATCCACTGGTCCACCTTGCGGTCGGTCTTGTGGATGGAGGTGTCGTGCACGGCGATTGCGGCCTCACACTTGCCGATGCGTTCGCCCTGGGAAGACTGGCGTTCCTCAATCAGAATCAGACGTTGGATGGCGTCGGTCAGCTTGTCCACTTTGGACTCAAGGCGGCGGAAGTCGTCGTCGGTCATGGGTAAGCGCTCCTCAACGCTGGCTCAAGGGTTGGGTGGTAATGGCCCGCAAGATCACAATGCACACCGCGACGACACTGCCGATGACGGCGTGGCCCCATGCGGGGATGGGAAGCTGGACCACAAAGCCCTGCAGCAGCGACAGCACCGCGAGAGCGATGGAGAACTGCACCGTGCGCGAGCGCAGGGCGGCCAGGATGAGTTGGGTGTTGGTCATGCTTGCTCCAGTGCAGCCACGCGGGCGCGAAGGGATTGGATTTCCTTGATGAGCATCGGGACCAGCTTGCTGTAGTCCACGCCCCAGGTCTTCTCGATCTCGTCACCGTCGTCGCCGGGGGTAACTGCTTCCGGGGCTACTGCGTGCAGGTCTTGGGCGATGACGCCGTACTTCACATGCTCATCAGGGGCCGCTTTCCAGTCGTGGCTGACGATCTGGATCGCGTCGATGTCATCGCTGGCGCTGGGGGCCGGGACGATGTTGTCCTTCAGGCGACGGTCTGAGGTGGTGTTGTAAAGAACACCCGTTGTGCCGTTTTGGGAAATAGACCCAATAGCTGCGTTGTCATAACCAAACAGGACATAACCAGTGCCACCAGCCGTTCCGCTGGCATGACCACTGTTTATGTAGGTTGCGTTGGCAAAAAACCCGTTTGTGTACGCAGCGGAACTTGTAGTCCCCACCAGAAAATCACCAGCTGTGGTGAATCTTCCTTTTTCGACGTTGTTGGTTAAGAACGCCTGAGCGTGGTTGGTCGACGTACCAAAATAGCTAACCGCCGATGCGCCTGTGCCAGATGTATAGCCAACATACACGGTGACATTGTTGTCGGAGGCGGTAATCTGAGGATTTCCTTGGGGGCTGATAAATTGGGCTGCGCTCCCCCCTAACGTGCTGACCTGAAATTTGTATGACCCACCTGGAACAACGCCCACCCCGAGGTTGGCGGAAGCATCCAGCCTCATCGCTTCCGTGAACGTGATCGCATTGCCTGCTGTGCCGGATGTGTTTGTGACAGACCAGCGGTGAGAGGCATCGGAAGCTATTTCGTAGAGCGCTGCCTTGTCTGCGGTTACGTTGTAAAGATATTGGTTTGCAGTGGAGCTACCACGTACATTCCAGCCAAAGAACGACTGTGAAGTACCAGTTGTTTGCTGACCAATGGTCGTGTAGTTGCCGAACTGCATTGTTCGATAAACGCCCTGAGCACTCGGCGTCACCCCCAGGCCGAGGTTGCCGGAGGCGTCAAGACGCAGTGTTTCATTTGACCCCGTGACGATTCGAAAAGCGTTGCCTACCGTGCCGATGTACAGCGAGCCCGCAGTTGTGCCGCTGTCAGCCAAATACAGCGCGTTGATTGCGCCGCTTGTACGAAAACGCCCGGACTCCGTAGCTGACCCAAGAACATCGAACTTGAACCCCGGCGTGCTCGTTCCAAGCCCAAGGTTCGTGCCATCAAACACCAGCCCGCTGCCCGTGGTCACCACCTTGCTGCCGTTGAGGTACACCACGCCGTTGGCGGTGCCGGCTGAGTAGGTCAGCGGCAGGTACGGGCTCACCCAGCCGTTGCCCGAGTTGTCGCGGATGGAGGCGATAAAGCCCGACATCGCGCGCAGGTAGTTGTCCAGATCAGGAAAGACGTTGTCCGACCCCGATGGCGAGTTGCTGGCCAGGGTGGTGCTGAGATCGGTCACTAGGGTGGGCACGGGCATGGGGTAACCTCAGATGTGAAAAAGCCCGCGGCAAGCGGGCTGGGAGGGGGTGAAGGGGAAGGGTCAGAAACCGAGCAGGCCCGGCAGGCTGATGCCGTAGCTGGCGGCTTGGCGGCGGCGGCTTTCTTCCACTTGGCGCATGGTGTCTTCCAGGTCCAGCAAGCCTTGGCGGTTGCGACTGAGCAGGATCTGGCCCATCTGGTCGCGCGCCGGCTCGGGCAGCTTGACGCGGTTCCACAAGTTGGCGCCGCTTTGCAACACACCCGGCACGTTCATGGCCGAGGCGTTGCCCACCATCTGGCCTGCGGCCTGGATAGCAGGCATGTCCAGATCTCCAGCGCCGTACATCCGCGCGGCCGTCTGCGAGCCGCGGCCCACCGTCTCCAACTGCTTGAGCTGGCGCTCCTTGGACACGCTGGCGGCAAACTCGCGGTACGCGCGCTCGGTGCCGAAGATGGCCTTGAGCTTTTCCTGCATGCCCTGCTCGCGCCACAGCTCCATCATCTGCGTCTGCCCGGCCCGGGCGCCGAGCTTGGCGCGCAGCGACTCAAACGCCCCCAGGGCGAAGGCGTCCTTCTCCGAGCGGCTCATGCCGGCCTGCATGGTCTTGATGGTGGCGTCGTCCTTGGTCAGGGCATTGCGCCCGGCGGTGGCCGCGTCCATGATGGCCGATGGCCCGGCAAACGCATCTCGCGCAGCCTTGTACTGGCCCATCGTTGACTGGTCGAGCTTTTTGATCAGGTCGCGCCGCAGATCGTCATAGGACGCGCCCAGCGGCGTCAGCTTGCCGTCTGGCTTGGTCTCCTTGCTGATCAACTGGTCCATCCCCTTCTTGAGGTTGTCCAGGTCGCGCATGGAATACGGTTGGTTTCCGGTGGTGTCCAGCGTCCAAGGTTGATTTCGGGCGATGGCCATCTTCTGCCCGAACTGCGTGGCCCCTAGTTGCTCGGCGCGGCCAATCATGTTGGTCAGGCTGGCGTTGGGCTGCACAGTCATTTGCCGGAGCGTTTCGTACAGCGGGCCGGCTGCGGCCTCGCGCTGCGCCATCCAGTCGCCCATCTCGGTGGACATGCGCAGCCCGCCGGTGCCCGATGCGCTTTCGGCCGCGTCGATCATGCGGTCAGCTCGCCCGGCCTGGCGGTTGCGAATGACGGTCTCCACCTCGTTTTTGGTACGCCCGGGCAGCGTGGCCAGGGTGTCCAAGAGTTGGCGGGTGTTCTGGCCTCCGGTGTCGGCCACGGTGGCCTCGGGGCCCAGACGGTCCATGCGGGTGACCGCCTGCTGCACCGGGCGCTGATCTCGGGCGAATGCTTCCGCCACCTTCTGGCGGGCGTACTGCAGAGCGGCAGAGTCGCTGAAGTTGCTGGCAATTGCTTGTCCCGCCGCGCCCGCGCCTCGCATCAATGGAACCCCAAGGCCGCCCATGGCCAAACCGATACCGGCGCCCACCCCGGCATCCCCCGCCAATCCGGAGGCGTCTTTGGCCTGGCTGTCGCCCAGCGCGTTGACCGCGCCCGATACCATCCCGACACCACCCACCGTGGCGGCCTGCCCGGCCATGCCAGTGCCAGCAGGCAGAAACCTCGCTAACGGCCCACCCCACGCCATTGATGTCAGCAATTGGGAGGCAGCCGTTCGCACGGGCTCATCACGCTCCTGCTGCTTGACAACGCTGCGCACGGCGTCGCGGGTTTCCTCGTAGTTCTGGCGCAGGGGCTTGTCGTTGAACAGGGACTTGGCCCCGCCCACCACGCCGCCGATGATCTCGTCGCCAAACCCGAAGGTCGGGCCTTGCATCGTGGCCAGCAATGCCTTGCCGGTGTGTCTGGCAACATCGCCCAAAGTGGCGCGCTGCGGTGGTCGCGCCCCTCCGGCCTCTTGGTACGCCTTGACGACGATGTCGAAATCAGGCGTGCCCTTCTTGTCGGCGTTCTGAACGATCCAGGCCGCATACTCGTCTGCCGTCGCCATGTCAGGGCCTCCCGCCGTTAATGATCGCGTCCGCCTGCGAGCGAACGTCAGAGCCGCTTGTCAGGTAGGCCAGCGGGTTGGGAACATCGTTCATCAACTGCATTGCCCTCTCCCGGCTGATCTTGCCGGCAAGCGCATCGCTTGCAATCTTGCCGAGCTTCTGGTCGTACTCGTACAGGCCGCGCATCGTGCTGATGATCTTCTGGTTGCCGCCGGGCTGGTTGATGAGGCGGGGGAGCGACTGCCGGAACAGATCCACGTCTTTGTCAGACATGGTCCCCGAGCCGACTGGACGCTGCTGCGGAATCAGGCTCTGGATGATTGCCTCCGCCGCCTGGATGTCATCCAGACCGGCCGTGTTGACACCGAACTGGCCTGCGTACATCTTGACCGCCGGCGTGAACCCGCCGCCGGTCTTTTGCAGCAGCTGGTCTAGGCGGTTGACTTGCCCAAGCGCGCGCACCGCACCTTGCCCTTGCTTGTAGATTTCCGCAAACTGATTGGCGATGACCTCGCCCGCCTTGGCCTCGAACTTGTTGTCGCCGGTGTTGACGCTAAGGTTGGTTCCTGGCTGGTGCGTCGTGGCCTTGCTGATGGCGTTTTGGTAGATCGCGCGGTGCGGGTCACCCTGCGGCAGCGCGTTCATCTCGCTCATCAGTTGCCCCACGGGGCTCATCTTGGCGGGGTCAGGCATGGCGTCCACCAGCACCCGGTTGGTCTTGGGCTCCAGCAGCCGCTCACCGGCCCCCAGCTTGATGGGCGTGGTGTCCTTCTGCGTGGCCGTGAGGTAGTCCATCGGCTTGATCTGTCCCGCTTGCAGGGCGCCGTACAGAAACTGGTTACGCGGGTCCACTTGGGGCATCCTGGCGGCGTTGGCCGCCGTGGGGCTGGCGTCTGCGCCCAGGGCTTGCAGCGCTTGGCTCTGCGGGCTGGGGATGGACCTGCGGAACGCATCCAAACGCTGGCGCTCCTCTTGCGCCATCCGTTCTGCTTCCTGAGCCTGCCGCAACTGCAGCACGGCGGCTTCTTGCTGAAGGGGCGCCAGCGCGGCCAGGCGCCGCTCAGCCGCAGCTGCGCGCTCCTCCTGCAACTGCTGGAACCGCATCTGCTGCTCGCGCAGCTTGCGGGCCTCCATGGCCGAGCGGGCCTGTTGCACATCGCCCAGCGCGCCCATGCCGGCCTGGCCCAGTGCCGCGCCGAACTTGCCCGGCGTGCTCATCAGGCGCATACCCAAGCTCAGCAGCCCGAGCTGGTTGGGGTCGTCCACAAGATCCAGAAGTCCAGGCATGTCAGCCTCCAAGTAGTCCGCTGTAGCGCCACAGGCCGCTGTTGGGCTGGCCGGTGGTGGGGGTGGTGAGCAAGCCCGTGGGCTGCGGCGCCATCTGGCGCGCCTGCGGGCTCGGGTCAAAGCCGCCGCGGCTGATGGTGGGGCGGTAGCCCGAGTCCACGTAGCCGCCGCCGCCACTGCTCCCGCTTCCGCCCGTGGCGCTGAGCAGGGCACCGGCACCACTGAACAGCATCCTGGCCATCTGCGGGTTGGCGGTGGCCCAGGCTTTGAGGCTGTCCAGCGGTGTTGTGGACACATCCACCGTGGGCACCGACTTGGCATCAGGCCCCATGTTGGCGCGGTCGGTGGGGTTGACGCCCTCGTTGGAGTAGTTGGCCGGATCGGTGGCCATGGTGCTGGCGGCCAGCGTGGCGGCAGCGGCGGCCGGCGCCGCGGTGGACAGCAACGACGGTGCTGCGGACCCCAGCTTGCCGGTGGTGGTGATGGTCTGCAGGCCAGGGCCGGCAACTTCCGGCGCGACGGCTGCCAACTCGGGCGCCACCGCTGCCATTACTTCCGGCGCAATGAGGCCCCCCATGGGCGCAACAATGGCTGCAGGTGCGCCAGTGCCGGTCAGCAGACCCCCTGACGTCAATTCCGCCAACGGCGCCGCCAGCGTGGTGCTTAGCGGGGCTGAGCTGAGCGCTGTAGGGAGCGCGGCTTCCGCTGCAGCCACGGCCGCAGGCGTGATGCCAGAGGTCAGCGATCCCGCCCCAGCGGCAGCAGCTTCTCCCGCCCCGGCAGCCGCAGCAGCCTCCCCCAGCATTGGGATGCCGTAGACCGCCGCCGCCATGGTTGCGGCCAGCTTGGCAATGTCGCGTACATCGCCCATGTCGGACGACGAGCCCCACTGCGGCTTCAAGTAATTGTTGCCCTGCTCATCCGTGCCGATCTGGTAGCTGACGTTGCCGTCCCCGCGAGCACTCCAGCCCAAAAGCCCATCCTTCAGGTAGTCACCAGAGTTGTTGCCAAACGTGTTGTCGTTGTTGTAATCGCCCGCGAACCCGATGGTGCGGTCACCCAACACGGCCTGCCTGACCGGCACGTCAACGGTTGAGCTACCAGACTGATACGCAGCATCGCCCGTGCCTTCGTAGGTAGGCACCACGTTTTGAATGGTGGAGTCTTTGAAGCCAATGGTGCTGACGTCCGTGACGCCTTGCTTTAGCAGCAGATCGGCCAGTTCGGCCGCGCGGTCAATCCCGCCTTGGTTCCAGTCGCCGCGGTTGCCGTACAAGGTTCTGATCTGGTCGGCCAAGCCAGAACCAGCCCGCACCTGCGGCACTTGCTGGCCGGCATCCATCAAGCTCAGCAGGCCCCCCGTGTCCTCCATCTCAGCATCGGACATCAGGCGGTAGCGTGTGTTTGAGCGTGCCATCTCAGCCTCCGAACAGCATCCTGTAGATGGCCGCCCCGGTCAGGCCGCCGCCCAGCAGTTGCGAGGCGGTGGACGGGTCTGGCGCGTTCTGCGTCTGCGTGCCGCCCTGGCCTTGGCCCAGCGCTTGGCCATACGCCGCCAGTTGCTGGCGCGGGTAGTTCTGCGCCTCCTGCCACCAGCGGTAGTTCTGGTCGGCTTGGCCTTGGTCAAAGGCCTGGCGCTGCTGGCCGGCGTTGAGCAGGTTGTTGGCGTCCACGTAGTCCTGGTTGGCGAACTGCGGGGCCATGCCCATGGCCGACTGCTGGAAGCCTCGCTCTTGGCCGGTGATGGCGTCTTGCCGGCCGGCTTGGGACTCGCCCGCGTTGAACATGTTTTGCGCGTACTGGTTGCCGGCGTTGAAGCGGTTTTGAGCTTGCTGGTTGCCTGCGCTGAACAGGTTGTTGGCCTGCTGCTGGCCTGCGCCGTACAGGTTCTGAGACTGTTGCTGGCCGGCGTTGAACAGGTTGGCCTGGGTGGCCGCGCCGGCGTTGAACTGCCGCCCCGCCATCGCCTCGCCCGAGTTGTAGAGGTTCTGGGCCTGCTGCTGGCCCGCCCCGTACAGCCGTGAGGCCATGTTCTCGCCAGCGTTGAACTGGCGCCCGGCTTGAGCCTCGCCCGAGGAGAACATCCGCCCGACCTGGTTCTCGTTCAGGTTGGCCGCCTGGTTGTAGGCGTTCATGCGCATGTCGGTGCCGATGCGACCCAGGTTCTTCATCAGGTCGTTCTGCGAGTTCTGCTGCATCTCCATCACGCCGGAGTTGCCAAAACTGCCCGAGGACTGCATTGCCTTGTCCCAGGCCGGTTTCTGGGTCAGGTTGTAGGACTTGACCAGATCGCCCTGTGCGTCCGCGATGGACTGCGACAGGTACGGGTTGCTCATCTGCGCAAACGGGTTGCTGGCCCCCAGGTACTGATTGCCCACGTTGGCTGCTTGGTTGGCCGTGCCGGCGTAGGAATTGAACTGGCCCGCGTTGGCGTTGCCCACGTTGGCCGCGTTGTTGCCCACGCCCGCGTTGGGGTTCATGGTGTACGCCTGGCTGTTGAACACCTGCGCTTGGTCGTTGGCGGTGTTGGCATACGGGTTCATCTGCCCAGCGTTGGTATTGCCCGCGGCCTGGCGGCTCATGAAGCCGCCATTGATCGTGTTTTGCAGCTGTTGGTTGGCCGCGCTCATCACCGGCGAGCCCTGCATCGCCCGGTTAACCACCGCTTGCCAGCCTTGCGTCAGCAGGTTGTTGGGGCCGGTGTAGGTCTGCGGGCTGGCTTGGTAGGGCGTGTTGGCCACGCCCTGCGCGCGGGACATGTAGTCCTGCAGGTACGGCTCCATCCAGGGCAACGGCGCGTTGGTGGTGGTGTAGGTGGGCATGGTCAGTTTCCTGTGAGGGACCGGGTCGCAACCCAGTCGGTGTTGAGCACGTTGTTAGAGCCCGAGGTCAAGCGCAGCCAGCCGGTGACGACGTACTTGGCTCCCGCCGAACCCGCTTCCGCCGGGGCGCTGTGGCGCACGAAATCTCCCGCCGCCCAGGTGCCGGTGGTGGGCACGCTGGACGCTGCGTTGGTCACCGCGCTGATGCGGCCCTCGCTCAGGTCGTTGACCTGCTTGGCGGTGTCCCGGAACAGATCCGTGAGCTTGCGTTCCCAGAACGCCTTGTCGGCAGGAAAACGCGGGAACGGGTCCAGCCTCATCGCCGCCCGCCCTCGCGGAATTCAGGGCGCACCGCCGTCACGGTGAAGTCCCCGGTGGTGTCCACCTTGAAGCGGTGCCAGCGCGCCGTCTGGCGCAGGTTGTGCCGGCCGTCCGCTTGCGCCTGGCTGGAGCCCGTGGCCACCGCGTCGCCCTCGGCGTCCTTGGTGTAGCCGGTGCCGGTGCTGGTCGTGGGCTTGGCGGTGTAGCGCACGCGCAGGTTGGTGCACGTCCGATACCCCTCGTCGTCTCCGAAGTCGCCCGTGGTGAAGGACGCAGACGCACAGGCCCCCGACAGGGTGGACAGCACGTTGCTGCTGCTGACCACCGACGGGCTCACCGCCCCAGCGATCCAGAACAGCGAATCGAACGGCACCGCCGGGCCGGCGTCGTAGGTGGAGATGGAGGCCGCGCCGCCGTCGTAGGTGATGGTCGGTGAGGTGTAGTTCACCACCGCCTGGATGGTCTGGTGCGCCAGGCCCCAGCGCTGGGTGAGCGTGTGGTACACGGCGCCGCGGTTCACTGCGCCATTTCCTCCGGCTGACGGGTAGAAGATCCACACCAAGTGGTTGGCACGGTCCCACAGGCACTGCACCTTGTACTGGTAGGTGCCCGCCATGTCGTCGAACAGCCACTTGCGGATGGTGCCGGTGGCCAAGGGTCTGGGCACGGTGCCGTCAAACAGGTAGACGTTGTCCCGGCCCACAAACACGTGGCCGATCACGGTGTCCACCACCGCGTCCTGGCCCACGCAGCCCACATCGGTAGAGACCTGCGTCCAGCGCCAGACCTCGGGCGCGCCGACGTAGGTGCCCACGAACATCGTGCCCGACTTGTAGGCCACCAGGTTGTCGCCAAAGCGCCGCGCCGCGTTGATCGGGCCCGAGCCACCGATCAGACGCCCGGTCACGCACTGGTTGGCCACCGACAGCGTCCAGTTGGTGTCGTCCAGGTAGGCTGAGCAGTACCAAGCATCCGCGTTTGCGCTGGTGTTGAACGCCACGGCGAAGCCTTGCGCGGCCTCGATCATCTTGGCGTTGGGGGCCCCTGCGATGTCGGCAAACGCCCCCGAGGTGCTGCGCTGGATCGGCGCGGTGGGGGTGGCCGCCAGGGTGGCGTTGGCGTACTGGATGAAGCTCCAGCGGTCATCTGCGCCCAGGGTGTAGCTGGCACCGCGGGAGCGGTCGGTCCAGCTCGTGCCCGACAGCTCGTAGAGCTTGGTGCTGGTGCCGGCCAACAAGCGCCGGTTGCCCGACAGGTCCGAGGTGGAGACGATGCCGCGGCAGGCCGAGGCCAAAGCAGACACCCCCACCGTCGTGGCCACGGGCGCACCCTTCATGCCCGCCTCAAACGGGATCAGGTTGGTGCAGGCCGTAAGCACCCCGGCGGTCGTCGGGTCGGCGTCTGGGGCAAAGCCGAGCAGTGGCGTCACAGATGCCTCACCCTCATCGCAGAGCCCGAGCGCAGCGTTTGGTCGTCAACGGCCTGCAGTTGCGCCGCCTCCTGGCCAAAGCGCGCCAGCCACATCGCCTGCCGGGCGTCGTCCATCAGGTAGCCCGCCCCTTCAGCCACGGCGGCAAACAGGTAGACGCTCGGGTGGTTGGTCAGCAGCCAGTTGGTGGGCGTGACCGACAGCGCCGCAAAGCGCTGGTAGTAGTCCAGGCTCACCGTGTAGACCGCGTCTGGCGTAGGGCCGAACTGGACCACGTCGCCCACGATGGTGTAGACCACCGGCTGCCCCGTGACGTAGCCCTTCGGGAACTTGCGGTCCATGATCTCGGGTGTGACCACCGACAGCGCCGCGGGCGGCGTGGTGTTGGTCAGCGTGATGTTTTCCATCTCCAGGAAGTCGCTGGGCAGCGTCACGGTCTGCGTGCCGGCCACCGTGCTCAGCACGGCGTTGGTGACCTGCTTGCGCAAGCGCAGCTCGCGGGCGATGCGCGCCTCGGCCAGCGTGATGAAGTCCGGGATGATGGCCGTCAGGTCGGTGCGGTTGAGCCAAGCGGCCACCGCCGTCTGCAGGTCGGAGTAGGTGGCAATGGCCATGTCACACCCTGCCCTTCCAGATGCGGAAATGCGCCAGCGCCGGGTCGTTCAGCAGGCGCTTCTGGTGCTCGGGTGAGCGGCCCAGCTCCTGCAGCGTGATGGCGTGGTCGTTGAGGTAGCGCTCCACCAGCACCATGGGGATGCTCGCGGCCAGGCGCATGTCGCTTGAGCCCGTGTGCCCGGCGTTGTGCATGGCCTGGGCGCGCTCGGCGTAGGGCGTGCAGTCCTGCGTGGTGCCGGTGACGAGCGCCCCGTCTTGCAGCGCCACGGTGGTCACCACCCCGGGCGCAGCGGCAATGTCCGTGCGCAGCATCAGGAGTTGTCCAGCGGGACGACGTTGACGCTGCCCGCCGCGGTGCCCTGGATGTAGGCGATGTGCGTGATGCCGCGCGGCACGTGCATGATCACCGAGTCCGCCGGCTGCACCATCACGTCGTTGGTGGTGGCGGTCACGGTGGAGTTGCCGAGCTTGACGTAGCACTCGTTACGAGCCGCCACGCGGATGTAGTTGGGGCCACTGCCCGAGGAGTTGTTGGGGATGGCGCTGCGCGCCGACGTCCCCCCAGTGGCCGCGGAAAACCCGCTGACCGAAACGGAGATAACCGCTCCGCCAAAAATTTGAGCCATGTGCTGCTCCGACGTCTCTCGACGCTGGGAGAAATGAAAAGGGGCCCCGAAGGGCCCCCGTGCGTGCAGTGCGTCAGGCCGGAGCCAGGTGCACCGTGATCGAGCCCACCGCCGAGGTGGCGGTGCCTGTGAGGTCGTAGCTGAGCGCGTCACCCACGGCCAGCAGCAGGTCACTGGCGGTGGTGGACAGCGTGAGCGACTGGTTGGCGTTGGCGGTGCCCACCAGGTTGTGCGAGCCCGTGTGCAAGACCGTGCCGCTGGCCGGGGCCGTGGCGGTGGGGGTCTTGCGGATCTGAGCGGTGCACGCACCGCCCGTGCCCGCCACATCCACGCGGCTGCGGATGGCCTTGACGACATAGGCGCGGTCGGCCACGAAGAACGTGCAGTCCACCGTAGAGGCGGTGTAGTTGATGGTCACCGGCACAAAGCCTTCGCCGCCCGTGCTGGCGTTGCCCACCATCCCGAGCGAGGAGTCGGCGTTTTGCTTGATGTCTACAGACATGTCTGGTCCTTTCAGGTGAGTGGGGCCGGCGCCTCGTGAGCACCAGCCCCATCAGGGTCACAGGATGTCGTACACCGCGCCGTGGGCCTTGGGCGCGCGGCACTCCAGCGTGTACTCCACCACCAGCTCGCGCTGCTCGGCGTCACCCGTCTTGGCCAGCTCGATGGTCTGGAACGGGCGCAGGTACGCGATCGCCAGCTTGTCGGACTGCAGGACGAAGACGTCACGCGCGGCCATGAAGCGGTTCGGTACGCACTGCAGCGTGCCGAAGTCGCTTACGTAGAAGTCCACCGAGCTGTACAGCTTCGCGTCCTCGCTCTTGTCAAAGCGCGTCGCGTTGCCGGTGAAGCCGGAGAACGTCTGCTTGGCCGCCGGGGGCAACATGACCATGTCGGGCTCGCCGCCGGCCGTGTAGACCTGCTGCAAGACGTCCTTGACCTGCGCCTCGGTGAAAGCGCGCTGCGTGCCGGCGGTGTAGCCGGTGTTGGCGGTGTAGCTGGCCAGCGTGCCGCCGTTGCGGTTGACGTTGTCCACCACCCAGCCGCGAAGACCACGCGAAGACCGCGGGGAGGTCGCCAGCACATCGTTCTGGGTCAGGCCCAGCTCCATGTCGCGCTTGATCTCCAGCGAGGCCAGGCTGAGCTGGTAGGCCAGCTCGTCCTTGCGCCCGGCGGGGTTCATCGCCTGCTGCGTGCCCGACACCACCACCTTCTTCGCAGAAATCTGCGTGCGGTTGTTCAAGCGCGCGGTGACCGTCACGGTCTTGGCGGTCAGGTCGTCGCCTTCGGCCTGGGCGTTGGCTGCCGCCGCGGCCAGTTCCTGCACCTGCCACTCGTGCAAGGTGTTGGAGGCCTTGGACTTGCTGGCCATGTTCAGCACGGGCGTCTGCGTCGGGCTGATGCGGTAGATGATGTCGGTCAGGTCTTCCCGGTTGCCGATTGCGGCGGTGGTCAGGAAGGTATTGGTTGGTGCAGCCATGGCTGCCTCCTTTCAGCGCCTCTCGGCGTTAGAAGTGGTTGATCACAAAATTGCGGCGAACGCGCGGGCGGCGTCTTCCACCTTGCCCGTCTTGTTCAGCTTCAGGTACGCCGCGGTGCGCGGCGTGATGCCGGGGTTGTCGCCCTGGCCGGGGCGCTCCACCTTTTGCGGCAGGGCGCTCACCTTCTTGGCCGCGGCCGATGCCTTGCCGACCATCTGGTCGTACAGCATGGCTTTGCGCGCCAAGAGCACCGCTTTGGCGTCGGTGATGGTGTCCACCGTGTGGCGGTCGTACCCGTTGTCCAACAGGTAGTCGCGCAACGCGGTCTTTTCGGCCTTGGCCTTGGACTCGTCTTTCCAGTCGGGCAGCTTGGCAAGGAGTTCGTCTTGCTGCTGCATCAGATAGGACTGACGGGCATGGGCTTGTTCGGCCTGTTGCAGGGAGGCCACCTTCTGCTGCTCGGCGTAGACCTGGTTCAGCTGGGCTTGCCGGGCTTGCGCCTGGTGCTGCTGTCTCAGGTACTCCACCGGGTCGCTCTGAAGAAGCTCCTCCCAGTTGGTTTGTTGCTGCTGCTGCAGCGCGCCTTCCAGTTGAGCCTGCATCCTCTGCAGGTTCGCGGCGTAGGCCTGCCGCTCCTGTTGCGCCTGGGAGATCTGGGCCTCGGCAGCTTTGCGCTGCTCCGCGGCTTCCATCGTCTTGCGCGTGTAGTCCGCCTGGCGCTGGTAGCCGTTCTTCAGCTCAGAAAGCGGGACCTCCACGTCCTTGCCGTCGATTCGGACGGTGACCGTGGTGTCCTCCTCCTGAGCCTGCGGCTCGGCCGCGGGCTGCGGCTCGGGCTCGGCTTGGGCTTGTGGCGGGGCTGCTTCAGGTTCAGCAGCCGCCTCGCGGTCGGGCGGTGGCGCATCCATCGCGGCCGACAACAGGCTTACGGCTTGGTTGACGTCAAGCGCACCGTTGGATCCAGTCTCCTGGTTGTCCATGTTTTCAACTCCTCGGGCGGCGCATCACTGCGTTGACCCATGCAGACAACAAAAAAGCCACCCGCAGGTGGCTCTTCCAAGAGGGTTGCCCTTCCTCTGAAGTCGTTAGAACTCGTGGCGCTGGCCGACGCTGTCCATCCAGCCCAGGGGCCCGATCTGCACCGGCACGTTCCAGTTGCCGTGCACCAGCTCGGCTTCAGGCGCCGGATGGAAGGCCACGCGGATCTGGCTGGTCAGGGTGAGCTCGGTCACGCGACGCGCGAAATGAACCCACGCGCCCGGTCCACCAGGCTCTGCTTGTGCTGCAGCTCCACCTGGGCCAGCTTGCCCGTCTCCAGCGTGGAGGTCAGCTGCGCTTTCACCTTCCGCAACAGGTGCAGGTAGGCCCACAGCTTTTCGCGGCCGGCCTCGTCTCTTGCTGGGCTGTTCGTCCATTGCTCGATGATGTCCTTCTCGATGGCCTCAAAGGCGGCCACGAATGCCTCGTTCTCCAGCACCTGCCGGGCTTGGTCGCCGGCGTACAGGCGTTGCTCTAGGGTCATGCCCAAGCCCTGCTAGGCGTTGCCGGGAACACGCGGAAAGCCTCCAGCTCCGGGGCCTCGTCGGTATGGCGCACGTTGACGTGCCAGCCATCAATCGGAGCCATCTCATCCACCGCTTCGCCGCTGCCGTCCGGTGCAGGCAGCACGTTGCCCGTGGGCTTCCAGATCACGCCAATCACATCCACAGCCGCGTACTTGGGCACCAGCACCGTCTCGACCACATCGTCTTGCACGTTGGTCTGCTCGGTGAACAGTGCCGCAGTGGCCTCGGCTTCGTCAGCGAATTTCAGGAAGTAATCGGTGTACATGGGTGCTCCTTAAGCTGTGATGGCCTGCAACTCGGCATTGCTCAGGCGGCGGGGGTAGTAGGTGATGCGACGGAGGTAGCCGTTTGTAAACCCCCCAGTCCCGTCATGGTTTGAGCCAAGCCGCAACTGATTAACGTTTTGAACCGTAGTGCCAACACCAGTACCCGCAATCGCGCCGCTATCCGCCAAAGCCGAATCACCAGATTTGTTTCCAAGCGCAATTTTTCTGATTGCAGTTGTGGTCCATGAAGAACCGTTTATGGTCGCGCCAAACGACAGCGCAGTGCTCAGAGCCGAACTTTGTCTGTACAACGCGATGCGATTGCTTGATGTTCCATCAGAAAATTGCAGCGCATTTTGATTTGCTGTTGCAGATAGGCCGGGCAAAGCAACCTCTGCGTAAACAGTCCCCTCAACACTATTAAACCAAGGCGACAACGTATTCACCGAAGCCACATCGGCTGCACGGGTCAGCGCGGTAGTGGTGGTGGGGATGGCGGAGGTGGCAAACGCGCCGAGTTCTAGCTGAGGAAGGCCGATGCGCAGGGTGATGTCGATGGCGACACCGGAATTGAAAAACACGTAAATCTGCGGCTGAATAAACGCAGTACCGGCAATTGCAATTGTTCCCGATACCTGCGTTCTTGTCAGTGTTGAACTGGTAGTTACAACACCTGAACTAAAAGGCGCACCGATGAATGCTCCTGCTGCGTCATATGCCAATGTGCCATAGCCGCTACCTGTTATGTTGGTGAGTCCGCCAGCAACTATTGCCGACCACAAAGATAGAGCCCAAGTCTGTCCGTTAACAGCGGCAATACCTCCAGTTCCACCGGGTTCAGACCTAATACTCAACTGTGTCGTTGAAGTCGTCCCACTAAGACGCAAGTCAATGTAATTGATTCCATTGCTTGTGCCAGTTCCTACCACTTGCTGCGTTAACGTGCCAAGACCGCTTATGTTCCAGTTCGTCGGCAACGTCCCCGGCGTCCCAGCAACAGCCCCCACCATTGTGTTGTTGCGGATGCTGTTGGTGCGCGACTCCTCAATCAGCAGCCCCCGAGCCGCCAGCGTGCTGGGGTTGTAGTCGAAGCGTGGAGCGTTGGTTGCTGCGCTGGTCAGCACCCCAGCCGAGTTGAAGAACGTGGCCGTGCTGGCACGGGTGAAGGTGATGATGTCGCTGAAGTTTTTAGTAACGAGTGCCATTATCTTCTCCTCCCGTTAAGTAGTTATAGTTTGGAGATCAGCGTTACTGAGTCTCCGGGGGTAGTAGGTGATGCGACGGAGGTAGCCGTTAAGGTTGTTACCAGTAACGCGTTCACCCAACCGCAGGCGATCTACTGTTGGTATTGTCCCAAGGGTGTCAGTTGCTACTGTTCCACCATTGGTTGATACAGCAAAATCGTTGACCTTATAAGCACCGGCTGTGCGGCGAGTTACTGCCACATTACTAGGGAATAGCCCTGCTTGAGCAACGCCCCCCACCGCGACTTCAAAAGATGCAAGAGTGGGTGTCAAATAGCCAAGCTGAATTGTATTGTTGACAGTCCCGTCAGTAAATGTTGCAGCAAGCGGAAACGAACCTGACGGCACGGTGTAAGCGATAGCAACATCCGCAAACAACGTCCCCTCAACACTGTTATACCAAGGACTCAGCGTATTCACCGACGCCACATCAGCAGAGCGCGTGAGGGCTGTGGTCGTGGTGGGGATCACGCTCGTTGCGAAGGCACCTTGCTCTAGCTGCGGTAATCCAATGCGCAGGGTGATGTCGATGGCAACACCTGATGAAAACGAAACAGACAATCCTGGCTGCAAGTTCGCAGTCGTCGCATCAGCAAGCGTGATCGTGCTTGTGAACCTTTGCAGCGCTGCCGTCAGTGAGGCCTTGTTGTCACCGCTGTTGCTGCTGTCAGCAGACGCAGCGCCGCCGCTTGTGCGGCCCGTCAATCGCACAGCATTGATTGCCGAGATGTTGGTCAGGCTTCCAGCCACAAGCGCCGTATAAGTGCTGCCGGTCCATGTCTGACCAGAGGACGCCGAAATACCGCCTGTTGATGGTTCACACGCGTATACGACGCCGGTTGTGGACGTTGTGCCCGAAAGCTGGATGTCCACATAGGTGATGCCATTGGCTGTGCCAGTGCCAACCACGGTCTGTGTCAACGTGCCAAGCCCTGCACCAGTGACAACCCAGTTGGTAGGCAGCGTTCCAGGTGTTCCTGCTGCAGCGCCCACCATCGTGTTGTTACGGATGCTGTTGGTACGGGACTCCTCAATCAGCAAGCCCTGTGCAGCAAGGGTGACGGGGTCGTAGTCGAACCTGGGCGTGTCAGTGGCTGCAGTGGTCAGCGTGCCCGAAGCATTGAAGTAGGTTGCCGTGGACGCTCGCGTGAACGTCACGATGTCGGCAAAGTTCTTCTGCACAAGGCCGGAGTCGTCCCAGATCGCGTACTGCGCGCCGATCTCATACTGTGGCGCCACAAAGTCCGTCGTCAGCGTGTACGAGGGGCTGAGCAGATCGCTGGGGACGCCAGCAAACACCAAGTCCAGCGCCGGGCCTGTTTGAGCGAAAGGGTCAACGCTGGCCACCGCGCGGCCCACGCCCGTGCTCAAAGCCCCAACGCTCACAGTGGTGGA